CCGGTACTTCTGGTAGCCGGTCAACTGAGTTTCCAGTAAGTAATGTATCCATTATTGGTTGCCTCCGGGAATAAATGGTTTAATGTTTTGTGGTGCTGTGGCTGCTATTGCTTCCTCTGGTGAAGAAGGTGGCCCTTCTTCTATGCCTGACTGTGGCTGACCTACCTGTGCTTGTTGCGGTGGTGTGTCAAGGAAGTCTTCGGGTAGTCCTAATTGTCTAACCACTTGTTCCAAGATCTTTCGTTGAGGCACACCTAACTGAACTAATGTCGGTATGTTTGCGAGAAGTTGTTGGTTCTTTACTTGCTCGCTTAAAGGTGTTGCTGCTTGATCTTGTGCGAAGATCTCAAAGTCTCCTTTGATGTCGGCAGGTCTTACATTTTGTAATTTATTATCAAGAAAGATAATGTTGTCGCCTCCATCGTCCATAAATGTAGCAAGCATAGACAGATAAGTAAAAGCCAGCAACTCAATAGCAGCATCTCGTTCACGAGCCATTCTACCAAGTTCAGTAGCAGAATAACTTGCCAAGGCTACAATTTCACTTGCGGTTGCTTTGAGTGCTTCACCACGGGTAAACGGTGCGAGGAGAGATCCTTTGTCTTTATCAGCATTTACATTTTGATAGTATTGTTCTAACTCTGGTGGTGTTGGGTTTTGTGGAACCGCTCGCATAACACCAGCCAAGTCTTCGTCATCAACCTCAATAAACAATCCGTCTATCCCTGCTGTAAGTTTAGCCATATCCTCTTCGTCTAATGCTCCTGCTTTTACAAGATACTGACGAGAGGCTTTACGGACAGCATTAGCCTGAAATGATCTAATTACATTTATTTCATAGAGTTGATCGTAGATCCTCTTCATAGAAGAATAACCGTCAAGAGGACGATCAGGGATACGGTTAAAGTAAAGAGGCACGACAGGAACAACTGGTTTGTTATTGACTGTGCGAAAAGGAATAAAGTTTGCTCGTTCTAAAATGTTATTGCCTTGTCCGTGTTGTGGAGAGTAGAAGATCAATTCGTCTAACTCCATATCAAACATCTCAACGATCTCAACATACTCTTGATACTGTGCTGGTTCGTCTGGGCTGTACTGATAGTCAGGGTGGAAGAAGTCTTCTTTGTGAACTCCGTGGAATTGTTTATTTCCAAACTTGGCTTTGGCTTCGTCTATTGTAATGTAGTAGCGGTGCCCTACAAACTTGGACTTGTCCCAACGAGAAGCATTACGATCAACGATAATGTCCCAGCAAGGAACTGCTATGGGATAGATCTTGTCGTAGAGTTCGTCTTCGTCATCATTAGGCACCAGCTTAAAGAAAGCCATAGGATAGATCAAAGACATCCTCGCAGCATTTTCTATTTCTTGTCTTGCTCTTACCAAGAAGTCATTAGCAATTGCTTGTGCTTTCTCGTGGTGTCCTTGGTTGCGAAGTCCTTTCTTTAAAACAACCGAAGGGTTCTTGGCAAATAGAGAAGCAATAAAACTTTCTATGTAGCCATAGGCATCACTTGTTTGTATGTTAAGCATTTGTTCTCCGTGAAGAAGAAAGTTGGCTCCTCGGTTGTCCCAGAACTCACACTCGTAGGCTGCTTTGTACCTTTGTAATTCTTGTCTTTGATGCTCCCAGTACTCTTTATGTGCATCATAGATCTCTGCTACTTTACTTGCTTTCATTTATTTCTCCTAATAAGATCCTTTACTGTCGCCACCCTTGACGGTCCAAGGAAGTTTCTTTGTTGCTTGTTCGGCTCTTCTCTGTCGTTTGAGTTGGTTAAAGAAGTGTTCTTGCTGGTTGTGAATAACATTTATGGGTATGTCCTTACAAGCATAATAGGCAAGGGCCATAGCCATTACCTTATCGTCGTGTCCCGAACGAGGGTGCTTTGGTTTTTTGTTTTCGTAAATGATACTTCTTAACTCATCAATTACACTTGTAAATAGACTATGGATAATAGTATCGTCTATCAAGTCTCGTAAGCCCTCAAACAATAAAGGTCTTGTCTTCTTGGTGGTTAGGAAAGGTTTGCCTTTCTCATTTCTCCACAGCCAACGAGAGTAGCCCATTTCATTTAGTTTATGTAAGACCACCTGTCCTGTGTTATTGCTCTCAACAATTATCTCTGCCATGTTCCATAGACAACCAAGATCAAATAGTTGTTCTGCAAACTTGGAAGGTGAGACCTCGTTGGACCACCAGAAGGCAACAGGTTGTCGGGAAGCAAGAGAAACGATACAAGCAACAGAATAGTCTTGTCCTAACCCAGCCCCAACATCAACACCGATAATGTAATCCACACCGTTGAGAGGGTCTCCTATGGTCTTGTAATTACCCAGAGGTTCCTTTATGGGTTGGATCCTATCAAGGGCAACACCGTTAAAATAATTCTTTCCTGTAAAGCGAAAGGCTTCACTTACGGTTCCCGGATATTCACGGTAAAATTTTTCTTTACCTAATGAAGCAAGTTGCTTTCGTCTCCAATAGAGTTGGCCTCTGGTAAGGTTCAGTTGTTCCATAACAACTGCTTCGTTGTCTCTTATCTTAAAATGTGGTGGAGGTTCTGTTGTGTAGTCCTTATGTTCCGTCCAAGGATAGAAGCATAGTTTCCAGCCGTTCTCTTCGTTTGTCTCAATTGTTTCCATAATGAGTTGGTGGAACTTATCACCCATTTCGTTGGGTGTGCTCTCAATAATAACTTGACCTTCACCAGCAGAAGCAAGGATAGTAGCAAGAGTTTCTTCTTGATCTTCATAGAAAGCAAACTCACTCAAATGGATACAATCCAACTGGAAGGAACGGGTCCCTGTTCTTGCACCAGCAGTAAAGGTTCTAATTGTAGCCCCAGACTGTTGGAATTCCATTTGTTCTGTGTTGGCTTTTGAGGTTGGTTTCTGTAAGTTCTTTGGTAAATTATTGTAGAAGGTCTTATCCATCTTGTGTAGGTTCATAGCGGCTTGGTGGTTATGTGCGATACAAGCATAGGTTCTCGGTTCTACATCCATATAGGCTTGGTAAAACATCCAGCCTCTAACAAGTGTGCTTATCCCTAACTGTCTTGCTTTTAGAATAATAATTCTATCGTGCTGTTGTAGTGTTTCTAATAGATCTTGCTGGGAGCCATTTAGGTCAAAGTAAGTTAGTCTTGACTTTGCCTTGTTGTAGATCGTCAGCATAGGAATAAATTTATCTGCTTGCATAGGTTCCTTTCTTATTATGGTAAATAGTAAAGTCAAAAAATAGTGGCCGAATTTTGTACCACTCTATTACAACCATAGCACTATCCAGAACACTTTGGGGGTGGGGGGTAGTGCATCACTACTATCAAAACACCACCACAAAACAGTCATAAAAAAAAGTAAAAAAACTTACACAAAAGACTTGACAATCCCCCGATAATGTGTTATAATATATACATAACGAACAAACAAAAGGAGTTAAGTTATGTCTACTACAAACAACAACACCCGCCTTACGGTGGAACAACTATGGTGCCTAATAGATCTTGCCTTCCCAGTCAAGACACAACACTTTCGGGACAACGGGATCTCGGGCTTGGGTGATGGGATCTTCTATTGTCCCAGCAAGACAGCACAGAATAATTATCGTGTCCGCTGCTGGACTGTGAAAGAGATAGAGAAACTGCGAGCAATTGTGGAATGCTTCGGCTACACTGTCAGCTTAAGCCAAGTGTCTGGGAATGACCGTTGGCCTCGTGTTTGGTACACCGCAGAATAACCCCATAGTCGCACGAGGTTGCCCCGTAAGGGGCTTCTCTTGTGCTGATAGGGGTAAGACAGCGGGACAACACTACGAGGCTTTCTTGGTTAGTTCTTTCAGTCTTTCTGCAAAGTCCTGATCTTCCTTGACCTCTCGGTTCTTGTCTCGGTACTCTTCCAGATCTTTGATAAGTCTGGATAGGGTAATGATGTCGCTTATGCCTGAACTGCGGATCTTGCTTGGGTCTTCTTCCAGATCCCTGATAAGTAATCCAACCAATTCCCACAGCACTTCACCGTGGTCTCTATTGCGGTAAGCACGGGCAATTTTGCGAACTTGACCCTTGTAAGAAATAGGACGAGCCATAACTATTCTCCTTTATTTGATAGTAATGCGGGCCTAACCCGCTCTTATCTAACTATTACGATAGAGAACTAAAAGCCTCTGGATAGTGTAATTTTATGTAGTTTAGCACACGGGTTAGTTCCTTATCGGTGTCCCATAAGCCAGCCCTGCGGGCTGGATCTTGATAGATCTTCCACATAAACTCGGCACATTTCTTATTGGTTTTTCGTAGCCACTCTTGGTGTCTGGCTTTGATCTTTTCGCTTGGTGTTTGTTCCATAACTTCATTACTCCTTTACTATTATTATAACACATTTCTTTGAGGTTGTCAAGTGGTTTCTGTAAATTATTTTTCTTTATTTATTTGGTCTCAAACACTTGACAAGCATAGCCTAACGGGTTATATTATACAGGTAAGGAAAACTTTTTACAAGAAACTTTACATTAGTTAGGCTTTTTCTTTTACAAGAGACTATTTACTATGTAAGCGAATGAAAATAAATGAAACTTTTTTCACTTTACACTTGACAACCTACAATAATTATGTTATAATAATAGAGTAGGGTAAAACAAAAACTACAAAACGATAATAAATTACAGGAGAAAAATTATGTCTACATTATCTACACACTACGAGCACAACATAGAGTTGCTTAACACTTGGGCTACTGTCTGTGGTTCTACCTTGGATGCTATGGAGATCCCTTGGTGCTGCGAGGTTGACGAGCACGGCGATAGTGTTGAGTTCCGCATAGAATTCAGCGAGGCTGCTGATCCTACCACACAAAACAAGTGGAAGGGTGCGATCAACTGGGCGACCAACACTATGAGATCATTTGCCACTGTTGGGAATGAGAAGAACGGTGATCCTATCAACGGGGAAGGAACCTACTTTGACGGTTGCTATGGTGAGTGGTTCTCACTATGGATTGCTATTCCAAGAGAAATAGTCAACTCTGCTTTCAGTCAGGGTGTTCCTGTTCTGGATTACATAGGCTTCATTCCTAATGAACCTCTTGCTAATGCTCTAAACGAATAAATTTTTTATTGCTTTGGTCTCGGCATAATGAGACCGTGTCCTAACAGACCGCAACTGGGTGCGATAATCCCTTGGAGAAAAATTATGTCTGTTAATAATTATAAGGTGGGTGCCCTTCTAACACCCGTCAAGTCCGCTGTCATCCGTCAGCTTAAGGATGCGAACACAGTAATTCTAACGGAGATCCATAAGGATCTTACCGTAAGGAAACTCAAAACATTCTACAAGAACCAGAACGGTGGTAAAGAGTGGGATGCTTGGGATGGTAAAGCGGATTGGATCTTCCTTTGCGGAGACTATGCCCGTGATCGTCATAGCCATAAGTCAAGTGCTATGCCTATTGTCTCTACCAAGAGTGAGGATAAGCCTAACCCTATCTATCAGGTTTGTGTCCTCCACTCTTTACACGACGGTGGGTCAAGCAAACACACTATCGTTTATCACAACACCGTTGGATTGGAACGAGCAATTGGTAAGTGTGGTCTCTTACCTATGGGTTCCAACAAGGCAGAGGTGGTAGAACACAACGAACAATTGCTTTGGCTAATCCGTAGTAGTCTCAACCTCTTACCTCTCTACACCAAGTTGGTAGGAGAGAAGCTTAACCTACCAGTAGGTTTCCGTTGTGAGATGGATCACAAACAATTCCCATTCCCTTTTACTTATGTGGTTGCACAGACCTACCAAGAGACAATTGGATCAATTCAGGATAGTGATGTTTACCTGAACCAAAAGAACAATAAGTTGATGAATGACTTACAGTTGATCCGTTCTCGCCTCCGTGAGATGGATAAGGAAG